AGCCTTCACCAAACTCTGGGCAAAGGCGTACTGCTCATTGGTGAGCCGTGCCTTCATCCATGTATTAAGGTTTCGGACAATCAGCAGGACGAATGCCGAGATCACCGATACGATAATCGGGATCACGGTCTCTACCACAAACTGATTCAATACGTCGTTCATCATCCACCCCTATGAATGTTGCGGACAAGCCGCTTCAACTTTCCGTACACATCTCGCGTGACATATACGTCAGCGATGTTGTGTTCAATGATCTTCTCGTAGGCTTCCTTGTCTCCGTGGTCGGCACGGTCCCAGATCCTTGGGTCAAGCGGAGTCTTCTTGTTCTCCACGCCAAAGTACTTGGACACGTTGTCCAATGACTTGCGACCAATGCGAACGGCTGAGCCAGTCGCCTTGTACATCAGGTCAATGTGCATCAACGGATCGCACGGTTCCTGCCCTGAGGCAAGGAGTCGGGCGTTGATGATAGGCAAATCAAACAACTTGCTGTTCCACCCAAGGATAATGTCGTATCCTTCAAGGCTTTCCTTGACTGCCTTCACCAGTACCGAGTCATCGGTCCACGATTCCCCTGCGTACTTCGGATCGTCAAGTCGGAAGACTTCTAGGTTACCGAATCCATCTACGATACATACCGAGAGGATGCGACTCCATGCGGAGTAGGTCGTCTCAATATCGTAGAAGGCAATCGTCGGTCCGATGTATCCCTTCGGGGACTTGCTTGCCGACATAGATGGCGGCAACTTGGATGCGGTGATGGCGCTGCCATCATCCTCAAGATATCGCTTATAGACTTTCTGAACTGCGTCCTTGCTCATACCGACAACTTTGCCGATCTGAGTATAGGACTTGCCTTCCTCTTTCATGGCAATGATTTGCCTAGTCAGTGCGTTTGACACTATGTTCCTCCTTCGCGATCTCTGCCTGAACAGCATCAATCGCTATCTCTACCCCCAGTTTCACAGCCGCCATGATGTCATGGGGCAGAGCGCCTGAGTGTAGCATGCGGACAATCGTCTTCCTATAATTGGGATCCGACGGTCGCCCTACCATTGTCGTAAGGTGAGCGACCGCCGCTTCAGCGGCGTTCGTCCTCACGGGCAATGCTCTTCTGAGCCGTCCACCCATTTGGGTAGCGCTCACTTAACTTGGCAATGTTACCGCTGATGACTTGCTCAAGGGTTGTGCCCGTCGCGTTGCACAGTTCAGTAACATACCATAGGACATCACCGAGTTCTTTATGGAGACTGGTGTAGTCCATCCCATGCCTGTGAAATAGTCCCTTCTTGATGATCTCAGACGCTTCTCCCGCCTCTCCAACGAGACCCAGAGCAGCAGCCGCAATTCTTCCATCGTCACGTGTTAACTCCTTGTATGCTCCGCTTGTTGTATTCACGAACGCTTGGTAATCGCGAATCATCGCCTCGCCTCTGTCGCTGCGTAGGCTACCACTAGGGCGCACCCGAACAGACCCAGTGGGTCTTGGGCTGTGCTTATGATGCCTGCAATAGTGGCTAGCAGGAGCGTCCGTCCGTACAAAGAACTCGTACTCTTGACTCTCTTGATCACCTGCTGAATAGGCGTTGGATCTCTTTCTATTGAGTCTGGATTCGTCGCCATTATGGGTACCTGATCTTTCCGATAGTCGTTTCCGTGGCTTGAAGAGCCTGCTTAACGATTTCATGCTCAATCTCCTGTGTGTAATCTGGCTTGTCAGTTAGCCCTCGTGCCTCACGGATAACCGCTACGTGGAACGAGAACGCCTTCAGCCAATCTACTGTGATCTCTTGGATCTCAGTCCTCTTCGGTGGCATTTAGATACCTCCTCTTGAAATCTTCAAACTCCATAACGATTAGCACTCGTCGCTTTGTCCCAGCGCCTGGGGCATCACCGATAACAAGAGCCTTCGTCTGGTCTGCTTTGGTTGGGACGGACACGAGCCAGTTCCACAAGCGTTCAGGAAACATCTTTCCACACTTGGTCTGAGCGACTAGTTCACTACTGGCTACGTCGTCCTTCCCGCCATACATGCCTGTCCTGCGACCGCCGATTGCCTTCGCAATCTCTCGCTCAAAGGAGATGCCCCTTGACCGATTGAGTCGTCCTTTACGGGCATCCATTTATGTGTTCATCTGCTTAGCGTGGAAGAGCAGCGGCGAAACTTCGTTCGCAGTGAAGTCAGCGTATGACTTCCCGTTGACCTCTCGTGACCCACCCTGTCGCCACTTGCCGATGAGGTGTGCATGAGGGCGAGGGTCGCGCGTCTCTGCCGACGTGACCTTCGCATAGATCTTTTCTACGTGCGCCATCAAGCCCTCATCAAAGACGCTGACATTGACATACACATAGCGCTCAGGCGCTGCGCCTGTCTTGCCTGCGGCAAGCCATGCGTCGTAGGATTCTGACTGCCACGAGCCATAGAACTCCATGACATTCGTGCCGTTCTTCGTGACCTTGCGGGTCGGTGCCTTCTTATCGCTTACCCAAATATCAATACGGTCCATTGTTGTCCTCCTTCTTAGAACTCAATCGCGCTTGGATCAAACGCGGGTGCCTTCTTCGCAGCAACAGGCTTGTCCTCTGCAAAGATCTTCTTGGCAGCCTCAACCAATCGGTCGCCGCCTTCATGCTCTGGGTCATCACCCGTAGGGATGAGGAAGCCCATGAGAAGTCCGTACTTGAGTGCGCCAGTCTGTGCTTTGTACACACCCTTGTCGGTGCTATCGGAACCTGATCCGATGGACTGGAACTCTACGAACTCGCCAGTCTCGCTGTCCGTGATACGCCACGTCACCTTCAATGTCACAAGCGACTGCTTGCCACTGATGGTCTGTGTGGATTCAATCACGTCAACGGTGGCAGGCACGATAGATAGCCCACGCTTGGACAGTTCTTCTCGTACCTTGTCTGCTACCTGCGCTGCCATCACATACTTGTAGCCTTGAGACTGGTTAGTCCCTGACTTCTCAATGTAGCCGACAGCCGTCAGAACTTCTGACAGTTTCTTGTGAATGGAACTACTTGCCATTTGTCCTCTCCTCTCCCAGACACACGGTCTGGAACTTGCAGTATCCGCATGGATACTTTCGTCCTTCGGTCGCGCCAGGAATCCGTGGTGGAATCCTATCCGCTTCCCTGAATTTGTGTGCCAGTTCTAGCACACGCCACGCCCTCTCGTACCAGTAGTCCTCTAGTGGGAACTCCCTCGTCTCAAGGTCGTCTGCAGAGAAGTATACCACACGAGCGGGGATCCTGTGTTGGGCTACCCGCTGTATGGTTAGGGCGTTGGAGTACAGCGCAGCCTGAATCGCATGCTCAGGCTTCACCTCCTTGAGATACGACAGCGCCCTCTGCCTGACGCTCTTGTACTCAAGGATCTCTATGTGCCCAGTATTTGCCCACTGCACGACAGCATCAATGTTGCCAGCAAATTCGTGTCGCTCAATAGCAACAGGAACTTCTGACTCAAAGGATGTGAAGGCAGGGCTACTGGCGAGGAGTTTGTTCACCGTATCCGAGACGACATGCCCACGCTCAAAGAGTCGCAGGGTGCCGTCGTCAAAAGGTTTCCCCTCCACGCCAGTACTATCATACCAGTGCGCACGTAGGCAGCCACCCATAAGTGACCCCCTCCAGAACGCTTTGCTTGGGCGACCGATCTCCTGCTTCTTGCGAAGCGAGAGGTTCATCGCTGCTGCTACGCTGTTCACTTGTCCTCCCCGAATGATGTGGTTGCCCGACGGAAGATCAGCGAGAAGTCGCCAATCGGTCCGTTACGATGCTTCGCTACCTTGAAGTTGACGGTATCAAAGTACGTCTCTTCCTCGGCAGTCTTCGGTCGCCAGAGCATGAGTACGATGTCAGCGTCCTGCTCAATAGAACCTGAGTCACGGAGGTCAGAGAGGCGTGGCTCGCCACCCTCACGATACTCGGACTGCCTGCTCAACTGGGACAGGGCAATGACTGGCACGTCAAACTCACGAGCCACCGCCTTGAGGCTTCTACTAATCTCGCTCGTCTCCATCACACGGTTCGCATCATGCGACTGCCGATTAGACTGGAGCAACTGGAGATAGTCCACGATCACCATGTCCAAGCCGATCTCCTTGCGGAGCCGTCGGCATCGGGCACGAATGTCCAAAGGTGAAAGCGTTGCGCTGTCGTCAATCCAGATGTTGGCTTGACGCACACGCTCGGCTGCTTCGTTGAGGCGCTTGCCCTCTTCCAAGTCCAATCCTCCGTCACGAATCTTCTTGAGGTCAACCTTGCTCACATCGGACAGCATGCGCGCAGTGATCTGCTCGCCTGACATTTCCAGTGAGAAGATTGCGACATGCTTCTTCTGCCACAGCGCTGCCTGCGTTGCGAGGTTGACGGCGAGTGCCGTCTTGCCTACGCTAGGTCGGGCAGCCACGATCACAAGGTCAGAGTTCTGCCATCCGCCTGTCATTGAATCCAGTGGAGCAATGCCAGATTGGATGCCAGTCCTGCGCTTAGCGTTGAGCGTGGCAGGCACAAGGTGATTCATATCGTCAAAGGTATTGAGCGAGCGAGCCGCCCTGATCTTCATGACCGCAGCCTCCACTGCATTGAGTGCTTCGTCGGCATTCATTCCCTGATAGCCGATCTCTGCAACCTTGGCAGCGGTGTTGACAATCATGCGTCGGGTAGACGCATCGTCAACCATCTTGACGTATGTTTCTACATTGGCTGAGTGCGGTGTCCTGTCCACGATCTCTGACAGAATCGTGGCATAGCCTTCGCCCACCTCGTCATTGACGGTGAGGGAATCAATTGCCATGCCCTTCTTGTGCAGTTCCTCAATCGCCTTCCAGATCTTGGCATACTCAGGCTTGCCGAAACTGGATGACGTGAGAATAGATACGCATAGGTCAACGCATTCTGAATCAATAAGAACTGAACCAATGACGGCTTCTTCCGCTTGGTCGGCTCTGGGTAGTATCTTGTCCATCTTTGTCCTCTCTAACTATGTATATAAGAATAAGATATATAGGGTATATATAAGGGTACTAGTATACCACATTACAACCCGCACTCTTGTTCAAACAACGTGCCTTCCACCTCCCTTCCTGTGCTATCATCAAGGTAGTCGTACATGGTGTGTCCCCATGTATCGCACTTCTCACAATACATTGCAGCGCAGCAAGCATCATCCCAGATTACCTCTGGTGCGTGCTTGAGTTTCACTGCCTTGTCGTACATCTCGTCGGCAACTTCCGCCAACTGAGGCTTCACGAAATGTGGTGCAGCGTGGATCGGACGATACTTCTTTCGCCTTCCACGTGACTTGCTACCTACGACAGGCAAGTCGCTGTCGGTTTCCCGAAGCGCATTGACTAGGTAGTCGTACTGGTAGGCAATCGTATCGCACTCACACTCACGGCTGCCGTCGCCGTGCAACTCGCACTCAGCGATGGCACGAGCAAACTCCTCAGCCGTTTTCGCTACTTGGCTCTTGAGTGTCTTCCGTAGGTTCATCGTCCTCCACCTCTATCTCTTGCACTTGATCCATGTAACTACCCCTGAGCCAGTCAAGGGAGTTGAAATCAAAGTCGGCATTGTCTACCCCGTAGGTGATGCCTTCCCAATCTTCTAGCAAAGATACTACCAGTTCTTTCGCCACCATACCAGCGTCAACCTCAGGGTCGCACTTGTATGTGAATGACAGAAGCACTGGTATGTATGCAATACCAATCTTCTTAGTCGCCATCAATCATGATCCTCCCACCTTCGTTCCACTCATCATCCGCTGTGATGGTGACATACCTTTTCTCCCCACCCTTCTCAAAGATCAGGATTGGGAATGGTCTGCCCCATCCCTTGGTGATGTTATCATCAATCACCCCGCCAGTCACGGTCCATCCGATAAGCGGCGTGATCATCTCGTCATTGATGTACTTGATCTCTTGGCTGTCAGCCATAGATCACCTCTTCAAACATTGCGTACTGAACGATCACATCACACGATGTGCCATCAAAGTCAAACTCAATGTCACCTTCTCCACGATTAGACACGCCGTGGATTAGGTGTGGCATGTTCTCAATAAGATAGATCACACCCTTCTCCAGAGTCTTGCGAGTGATCGGAACCCACGAGTTGATCGCCCTCTCTGGCTCTACCTGCTCGTCATCCTCACGCATCTGCACAAATACATAATCCTCTGGCAGATCCAACTTGATACGCTCGCCATCGTAGCGAGGCGTTGATCGCAGCGGATCCTTCTCGTACCAATCCTGCCAGTTGTAGTCCTTTACTTCTGCCCAATAGTTTGTGCCGCCTTCTACTGCACAATGCACAATGTCAGCAGCGTCCTCGTTCGTTAGGGTAATGCTATTGATCTTCATACTGATCCTCCAAACTCATGTTGCCAATTGATATGCAATCACTGCAGAATCCATTGCCGTCGTTGCCCGCTACGGCTTCGCACCACGGCTCAAAGACTTCAGTGTTGCAGATGATACAAGTTGCTCCGTGTGGATACCCTGCCCAGTCCTGATCTTCCCAGAACCCAGAGCATTCTCCACACATCCATTCCTCACTCATGCTACCTCCTTTCTATCATTGACAGAATGACATAGATAAATACGACAATAACAAATGCTATTGAAGCACGCTCTACCCATCTATCCTCCCTCATGCAGGAGCAATGACTTCGTACCCACCGAACGAGCACTCGGATGCGGGACGACCGCACTCTTGACACTCGTCTGACTCAATCTGTTTGAGCGTAAGGATGTTGTCACTGAAAGGCTGATCCTTCTCGGCAAGCAGCGTTTCGTGAGGTTCACAAGTGTAATCCCCCTCGTCAATTGCATCAATCAGTTGCGAAATAAACTTCACATCAAGGTTTGATGCCACTGCATCTGCTAGTCCTGCTGCGTCGTGCTCATCTTTGGCATAGACCTGCACCCAAGTGCAGACAGATACCCCGATCTCCACGAAGTAAGGCTTCAGTTGTACCATATTGTCCTCCTTTTGTAATCGTCACCCATTGTACGCCCCGCCATAGCGGAACGCCAAGCCTCTTGAAGGCTTGAGGCGACAAGTCTATCAGGTTCCTACCCTGTTTGCAAGCGTGGCAATAGTCCGTGATCACGATGCGAACGCTCTTTCCATTCTGAACATTCGTCACGATCACATCGTAAGGGACATCGCCCCATTTCCAATTGCCCACTGCTCCGTACAACCTGTTGCCACCCAGTGTGTACCAAGCGTTGTTCTTTGTTGCGTCATACCAAGTCGCTCGCCCCGTGCCACCGACTGGCGACACGGGGGCGAACGCTATGGATGCCGCAAGCAATACGGCAATCACTAATTACTCAGGCTGTTCTGGAGTCTTGGGATTCTCATGATCCCAGATCTCCTTCTTGCGTGCCTCATTGAGATCGTACAGGGCAGAAGTAATCCTGCGCTGCAACGAATACTTGCTAGTCCAAGGTGCTTTCTCGGACGAGTCAAGCAACTCAATGATGTACTCCGCTGCTTTGCGGATCTGATACAGATCGCTGTCATCGTCAACCCAACCAAGCATCTTCTGCTGCAGGTTTGACAGCGACTGCGCTGCTTCTAGTACTTCGTTCTTGAAGTTCTGCGCCTGCTCTGCTGCCTCTTCTGCAATGCGGTCATCCGCATCCTCAAAGTCGTACAGCGAAGAGATCGCATCGTCAATGCTGCGCTTCGCATCTTCAAGATCTGATGCGATGTCCGATGGTGAGTAATCTCCTGCGTAGTAAGTCATATGTCCTCCTATCCGACGAGGTATCCCTCGTCCTCCAACTGCATTGCGAGGTCACGCATGTACCTCGGTTCAACAACAAGACCGCCCATACCAAACTGGTATTCGGCAATCCCTTCCTGTGATTCTAGACGACGCTCATCTAGCCACTCCTTTGCTCGCTCCGAATACGGGCGGAGTATCCCGATTGACCCGTAGTTTTCTGCCCAGAAATCTACGGACTCTTCAATCTTGCTCATCAGTCAAGCCTCCCGCCTGCGTGGACATCAGCGTAGCCACGATCCCGAAGGACACGAGCCATCGCACCTGCCATTGCGGACTTGCGATCATAGGACTGACCGAATGCTGTGATCCACAGGTGCTTGCCTGTTGGATAGGCATTGCCATACATCACAACTCCATTGCGCTCTGTGTTCTCAAACATTTGCTTGACGACACGAGCAAACTTGGTGTTGCCCTTGAATTCAACCCATGCAAATCCGCATGGTCCATCAGGAACATTCCAAGTCTGGTTGCTTTGCGTATCAACTACGACCATGTGTTCAGGGACTGCATCTTTGCCAGCCTGCATGCCAGCAGTCAATGCGTCTAGTACATCTTGCACAATCTTAGGATCCATGTGTCCTCCTCAATTAGTCCCGATGTATCGGGCGTATTCTTCAATGTCATAGATACCCAACGCTTCAAGTACTGAACGCTCTTCGTCA